ATTCCCTCGAAAGTCTTATCAAAGAGTCGAGCGAGTGGACAACTGCGCAACTTGCCGGAGCGATTGGCGTAGGTTCTTCCGTCCAAATCGGAGTTAATCGCCATGTTTTTGATTATATGGTTAAGCGGTTTGAAGCGGACGGCCTTGTTTTATCGGATAGAGTTTGGGGGATGTCCGGAGAGATTCGGGATTCCTTAGCCTCCGTTATCCGTTCAAGCATCATTAAAGGCGAAGGTATAAGCGCTATGATTCCGAAAATCCGCAAAGTCTACGCAAATGAGACGTGGAAGATTAATCGTCTTGCTAGGACTGAATCAGTGACCGCAAAACGTGCGGCAACAAGTTATAACGCCCAGGAATCCGACATCATTAATTGGGTCAAGCTTAACGAGGGAACTTGCGGAAGAAGCGATCACCACGAGCATAAGTGCCACGAACTAGCGCATAAAGACCGGTACAAGCAAGGCAAAGGAATCTATAAGCCTACGGACACGGACATATGGCTTCCCCATCCGAATTGTACGTCTTGGATAACCTACGTGTTAGACGAGAGGTGGTTGTAAGATGCTGACGGAAAAAGACCTCGAATTTATGGCGGATAGCCAAGACGAAATTTACGTTTTAAGATATCGACCTATCACCGTTTCTTACGTTGAGAAACAATACGACGAGATTACGGAAGAAGTTATCGGAGAGCGTGAGGTATCCACTGAAATTAAAGCGGTTGTAACGGAAATCTCCGAAGAGACTCACTCTATTACAGGCGGTATTGCTTACGAATCTGGTGACTCTAAATTTGACGTTAAACTGGCGGATTTAGGGGAAGTCGGAGCAAAAATAGAACGGATTTATTACGACGATGATACGTACGAAGTATTGGGCG